TTAGTAACCTGCCCCACTACTGCCGGTTGTTGAACCGGAACCTGTTGTAGTGGAACCTGATACCGCTGATCCTGTGGTGGTATTGGTAGTGGCAGTCGATGTTGATGTGACCACAGCGCCGGAGGCCGCCAACTGATTGGCACCAAGTGCTGTTATGATCGACACATCATCAACGGTGGCCCCACTGATGAAAATTTCATCTGCCGCTGAGTCTATCTGGAACAATGACCCAAAACCCTGTCCTGACTGGTTGGGCACTATCACTGCTGTCAGCAGGTCAGGTGCCAGTTGGTTGTGAATGTAAGCGGCTAGTTCTGTGAAATAAAATGTATCTCCGAAATCCCAGTTGTCCAAGGCGAAGAATTCATTTATGGCCTGTATGACCCTGGTTTTTACCACTGCATCAGTGATATTAGTTTTAGGATTCTTTACCACCTTGAATGTGGCTTGTAATTCCTCGTCGGCATTACTGCCAAACAGTATCTTGTACTTGACAGGATGGTACACTATCTGGTCTGACAGTGATTTCAATGGATTTAGCACTCCTGAATAGTTAATCCTCAACTGGTCCTGCGTTGATGTCTCGGGTCTCACACCCCCGTCCTGTAACCATATCCTGAACAGGTTGTCATAGGTCCTTTCTAAAAGGTAAATGTCCACTATGTTGCTCACGCTTGGGTCTATCCTGGTCTCCTGACCGGCGTTATGTTTGTACTGGAAACTGATCGATCTCCTGCCCCTCCTTGCTGTGTAGTCTGTGGTAGTTGATAACGTGTTGGTGGTTGCGCTGTAAGATTTTATCACGTCTTCGTCCGCGGCGTAGAAGTAGAACAACTGTCCATCCGTGTAGGTGTCTGTGTTTAGGTTGATGTCTGCCTCATTCTCGGTTACCACGAAGTTTGTTGACGCGTATGGTCTGAATCTCTCTATACTATCGTAAGAAGTGTACTTCTCGAAGAAAACGAATTTGGTGCTCTCTGACAGAGTGGGTTCTACCACAATGTCAAATATATCAGGATTGTCCACGACTCCGTCGTCATCATCGTCAAAGAATCCTACCTTGACCTTCCTGTTGTCTTGGAAACCGTCCGCCTCTGTCACGGTGTCCACCACCTGCCACGTGATCGGATAGCCTATGCTGTTCCCCGTTGACACTATGCTGTTGGTCTTAAGGATCTTGACCGTGTCCTTGACAGTTTTGCCTGTCTGATAATCATATATCTTTTCCTGCGCGTCAAAGTGAAATTTGTTCTGGGACTCAGATTCAAAGATGTAATCCAGTTTCCTGTATGTAACTGTGTAGGTGTTACCGTCATTAGTGAACTTGAACCACCAGCTGGCATCTATGTTTGTTCCAGTCGCGTCTCCCGTGTTGTCGAGACTAAACACCGAACTAGCGCTTAGGTTGGTTGAAGTTATCACCTTCCAGGTCTCCGTATCTATGTCATACCTAAGTCCGAATTCCTCATAGGCCTCGATCCTGTTTATGATATCGTTTTCTAACGTGGTGGAGAATGATGTGGTGAAGTTGGGTATCACAGCACTGAGAACCGCACCGTTTGGTATGATGTTGTTGAGCGTGATTGGTCCGACCCCTGATTCGAGATTTCCCAGTCCGCCGTTGGCTCCGTCAAGCACCACCGCACCTATCTTAGCCCATGCCCTGTCCTCTGCGTTGTCTGTCCCCGATGTCACAAGTTTTCCATTTAAAAACTTCCTGCTGTCTGGTGACGTGAATTTAACTAATGCGCCCGATTTGGCAAATTTCAAATTTGATGTGGCGTAGTCACCCACGACCAAAGCACCACCCGAAGTGAAGTATCAGGTGTAGGTGTTGGTTGAAGTTGTGGTTGAATTCCACGTGGCTGTCAATGTGCTTAGGTCTTTAGTGCTGTATTTTAGATAATAGAACTGTTTGGCGTAGGCCTCTTTCAATTTTGCTTCGACAGATGTGTCTATGGTTGACTGTATGTTGCTCCTGTTGTTGAACGTGAATGTGAACCTTTGTGTGCTCTCTTCCCTGTAAAGAATGCCATCCTCCGCGAACACACTGACATTTGAGTATGCGCCTGTGGGATCCAGTATTTCCTTGGCCCTTGATATTCCCGATGCTGATCTGTTGACTGATCTAACTTTAACGATCTCCTGTGATGCGGAAAGTGGGACCACCTGGTAGTCCTCCGCTGTGATCATCCTGTTCTGTGAGTAGTACACCTGTGCGGCCTTCTCCCTGATCGAATCATTTGATTCCGTGGCCGCCGCGTTGTAAATGCTGGCCTTGAGGCTCATTGTTATGGTCAATGTCTGTTGCGCGCCATTGGCGTCGGTGTATGGCACCGAAACCTGTATGTTCTGCATGTCAGCGGGCTGTATTGCGTACTTGGCGTTGTCACTGATCCTGTGGTATGTCCTGAAAGAGCCCAGTGGTAGGTTTGAGAAGTTTCCGTCTCCAAACACCAAGTCCACGGCGTCGTTGTTCTTGGTTACCACGTTGTAGATGTTTCTCTCAGCGGCCGCCAACGAGTTGTAGATTGCGTTGTTGCCTGTCAGCGAAGGAACCTTGGCCCACTTCTCTGCTATCTGTCCAAACTGATCTAACTTGTACAACCAAACATCCGTGTCGTTGATGTTTGATGCCGCTATGGATCTCACGTAGTTGGTCACTGCTGTGTCCACCGTGAAGTCCGCGTACTGCATGGTGCCCTGTTTGAACAGGAAGAAGAATCCTGTGTTGTTTGAACTGTCGCCTGCACCGTCTGATCTGTAGGTGTAGGTCAGTCCTGTTCCTGGTATTGGGTCTGACTCGTATATGGAATCTGAATTGTTTATGGTCGAAGGCACTATCTCGAACTGCCTGCTGATGCCACCCACTGACTTCACGTACTTGAACAGGGGTAGGTCCGTCTGGTTGGAACTTAGTGTGTAAACCTCGGTGTCTATTCCTCCTATGGATCCTGACTCCCTGGGATTACCGAACAGTTGTCCTGTCTGGTTGGCCGCATTCAGTATAGCCGTGAACTGTTCCCTGTAGTTGGAGTTAGCGGAGTCATTCCAAATGATGGTCTGCGTGGCTAGGTTCGTGCCTGACGAATCTACGACGTCCTGTGTGGTTGATATGCTGTCAATTTTCAGCAGTCCTGTTGCTGGTTTGTTTCTCTTGGCGTTGTAGTTGATCAGCCTCGCTAACCTCAGTACAGAATTTCTCCTCTCCGCTGTTTCCAGGAAGTTCTCCCTAGCGTTGAGGTCCACCCTGAATGAGAGGGCCTGTGCTACGTAGGCTATGAGATCTATTAGAGCAACGTACTCCGAGCTCTCAACGAAGTCGTTGAAATCGTCTGGATAGTTCTCCCTGAGGTATGACACCATGGTCCTCCTCAGTGTCTCGAAGTCGTATGATTTGAAATCCGCCTGCTGGAAGGCCTGGTAGATCTTCTTCCAATCCTCCGCGACTAGTAATCTGTTTTGTCTGTCTGTAGTGGCCATACTGTTTGTACGGATATTTATGTGATAGATTATCTACGTATATTAAGATAGACGTAGCAGTGAGTTCTCGTCGAAACTGAACCTCAGTTTCTCAGTGATGTTGAGCGGCACGTAGGTGATAGTGGCCTGTATGGCTATGCCCTTGTCCGCTTCAGAAACAGTTATGTCCTGTGTCGAGATCCTGGGATCCGCGTTGAGATTCTGTGTGATGTCCTCCACTATGGCGTCCTTCAAGGCCTCTGTGAATGGCTCAAACAGCGCGTCATATATGATAGTGCCAAACTCGGGGTTCTCCACCCTCTCGCCCTTCCTGACGGAAAGCCTGTTGATCAGGTCCTGTTTTGCCACCTCGAAGTCGTACAGTTTGAAGTTCTGCCTGTCCGCGCGACTGCTGAAACCCTTGAAGGTCACGGTCTTGTTGCTCAATCCGTTGTCTGATCCGTTGTCCCCGTATGCCATTAGTTCAATCTCCTAAACTCCACGTCCACCTTGCTGTAGTCAACCATGTAGAATCCGGTGTCGGTCATTGTGCTGGCCCATGGCACCTCCTGTGCCATCACACCCTGCCATGTACCCAACGTGTGCTTGTATTTAAACTCGTAGATGTTGATTCCTGAGGGTGATCTGCCAATTAGTTTGATGTCTTCCTTCAGCCTCTCATCACTGAATCCAAACACACTTGCTATCGCGGACACGGCTCCCCCCACCGAACCACCCAACGCCGCCGGTAATGATATGCTTCCGATCTTGAGTCCAAGGCTGGATGCCGCGTTGAGGCCTCCTATCCTGCCCAGTTCTCTGGCAGTGCTTCCTCCGGCCAGTCCGGTGAAGAATGATTTGGCCTGTCCCGTGACTGCTGATATGGCTGTTGACGTGATGGACGATGTGACCTGGCCCGCCACCACGTTCTTGAACACGTTGGTGGTGGCCTTGATATCTCCAAGTGACGCTATGTTGGCGATGTTGATGTTGCCCGTGATGCCGGATATGTCTATGCCTCCGATGTTGGTGGGTATGCCCGCCCTCTCGTATATGGCGTTTCCG